CGCAATTCTTCATCATATGAGAATTGCGCTCCAAGATTACCCTCCAAAAGAAGAGCAGTATCATCTAATACCGTGACTGTGGGTGTGATAGTTTTTGCAGGTCTCCCTGCACCGCCATCGTCCGCAGTGGCAAAAGAGCCATCAAAACCAAAGACCATTTCAAATGTCTTTGCCGCTAACGTATCTATCAATAATCGTTTCATTCTTGTTGCTGTTGCCATTAACCATCTCTCCTTATATCAATCACTGCAATTTCCCCATTTCTAACACCGAGCACAAAACCACCTTGCCCTATCATACTACCTCTGGCAACAGTCGCACCTGTGGGACCCAAAGTCAATTTTTCACCCACACGAGGCCTTGCAGTAATAAGCAATGTAGTTCTAAACTTATTATTGAAATTGAAAGACATTTCTTCTTTCACCACACCAGCAGTTCGTTCTACTGCCTCAATAGAACGAGAACTAACGATATTTTCTTCTAAGTTTTGCAATATGCCCTGTAAACCACTGTCTATTGATAAAACAGTGATATCACTACTTTTGTTCGTTAAATCATGAGAAACATCAAGGATAAGATTTGGTTGCTCATCGTCACCAAACATTACATTGTCTCCTGCTTTTGCGAACCAAAGTTCAGGTAAGCCACCAACTTTCCGAGAAGTTTTCAATGTGTTATTACTACGCAATATTTCTCTTGCCATTTTTCGAGCACTAACCATAGTGGTGAGAGAGTTATCTTCTATTGGGGAGGACATTTCACGTATGGTTTCATCCCCACTTTTACCTTGAGTGGAGCGGTCATTCATAGATACCATGATATTACTATTCAATCCTCTTTTCTTACCAACAACAACCACACGATTGACACTATCGAAATTTGTGCTTTTATTATCTACACCTAAACGGAAATAAGAGTTAACTCCATGACTACGGTCAGAATATTGGAAGGGCATGAACATCAATGAACCAAAACGGCTGGCATATACCACACGACCGCTTGCTCGACCAACATATCTCAAAGCCGTGATAAGGTTCACACCACGGAAAGGAGCAGCAAGGAAATTTGTAGAATGTTGAGCACGAGTAGTATCACTTGTGGCTTTAGAAGGTCGAGAAATTGTTAACGATGATAGATTATTAGCCACATTACTACCCAACTTCATTGCGAGGTCAGATGTGCGCAAACCTATGTCGACAGGATGGATAGTCATAACTTGCTTTTCATTAAACCCAATGTCTCCAAAAGAACGGTCAGTCATAGATTCAAGCAAAACAAAAGAGCCTTGAGTGGCTGCTGCTACACTTGAGGGCACTAATCTTTGTGAAGAATCATTCACACCAGCATATAGTAAGGGCATACGTTCTGCTGACACCAATGTACTGTCAAGGAAGAAAGGTGAACCTTTGTATGAGTGACCGGGACGTTGTGCCGACACTAACACCATTCCATCTTCTTGTTCGACAACCTCCATTGCTCGACCTGTTGTGGGTTGGAAATCAGTGCTGCTCATGCGTTTGATAGTAGGTTGTGTCTTACCTGATTGATACTGACCAACTGTGACAGCATTATCAACAAACACAGGTGGCCGTATGACCTTCATAATAGCATCATTGTCCGCAGACAAGCGCCCTGTATGACGATTCCATGCTGGCATCAGATATCACCACTATGGTCTGAAGTATTGTACGACGTGGTGGCCCCTTCACCCTTTGGATGTAAGGCTTGACTATATCGTGGTTGGATTGTATAATCTGGACGAGTGATTACAGTGTCTTCGGTGACATATGTTCGTCTTCGTGGGGCATCGCTACGATAATGCTGTAGGGTGTTCTCACTCATGATAAGTCGAGCGACTGTTTGGTCAAGAGCACTGCTGAAACCACTTGCTTCAGCACCGGGAATAGTAGGACCGCTGGAAGAGGCTACTGTGGGACTTGCGGTGTTAATGGTGTAAACTGGTGTATATGGGAGTGTAGTTGGTGTCACAGTGCCACTGGTTGTACCCTTAGGGGTACTACGTGCACTTGAGGCGTCATAATTGAACATACCATATTTACCACCTACAATCGAGCGATAAGCATCATTGAGATTGTTTGAGCCATCCTTTTGGGGAGGTGTTGTAATAGTCATAGGTGGTGCCCGGAAGACCTCGACATGTCGACCATCTAAGACTCGAATGGGTCTGAATAACAATCGAATTGTTTTATCACTATGATTCTTTTGAGCACTGCTTGGGTTGTGGCTCGCACTACCATATGGACTGCTGTTATTAGAGTCCGCAGTGCCCCAACCACTGTCGTTTACTGGTTTGACATGGTTACGCAATTCTAACACATATGTGCCACCTAATGGGTCAAGAGCATGAGCATCACTTAGACGCATAATACCAGCCTTTGGATGGGCCGCCCAAGTCAAATCACTCAAATCATAGTCACCTATTGTTTGAGATGCCCCTTGGAAGCCACCACGCACGTGAATACGCTGACCAACATCCCTACTGGCATGTAGAGATGTGGCGTGTGTGTTGATGGCTACATACTCTACATTCTTACCACCCAGTACCTCTTCGGCTACATCTGCGTCTACACCAATTCGTGGCGCAGAACGGGATACTGGGTCAGTTAGAGTCTCACTACCAGTTACCAAGGTTTCAGATATTGTCTCATGTAGTGGGCTCACATTACCATCTATAGATAACAAACCGTCGCTGTCACTTACGCTCAAACGAGAACTGATACCACGTGCCACCTCTGTTGCTCCGAGTGCACTATTGCTTGCTCGGATGTATCCTTTACCAAATGGTGGTTGTGATGTGTTAAAGGACGTCACTAAACCTGTCGGTCTCAATGGTGTACTAACAGCATGTAACAGGTCCTCGTTGAACACGGTTGGCCATCGAATGCCCACTCCGTCTCGGTCACCAACTCGACAAGCATTAGTTGGATTGAACCAATCAGCAACTGTCATGTTAGTACTATTCCAATTATTGCGTGTGCCCTTCATTTTAGAGGGATAGATTGCACCTGTATTGTTAGGATATTCATTGAGTGTTTCATGGAAAAGACCCAAAGTTGTAGGGCTGTTTGCCTTTCCCGCACCATCATAGACATCTTGTGGGTCCCAAGCAGGGCGAATACCAAAACCACGTACAGGGAACTTGCGCACATCTTCACCACGAGTATTGCCCCACCAATCTACAAGATAGAAACGATGTGCTGCTGCTAATTCTGTCACATTCTTACCCAAAGAATCTCCGGGGAACTTACGTGGCACAGTATTACCATTCATGAGTGTGCGAACAGGACATCCAAAGGAGCGGGCCATTCGTCGACCGTCACTGTATCTAACTTGTCGCTGGGGTTGGTCATTATTGAGCAATGCAGCAATGGAGGTTTGTCTCTCAATTATGCCCACATATGTAGCGGGGAAAGTAGCATCACTGAAGTTACTACCTATTTCCAACCAAGAACCACCATCTTGTTGAACAAGTGTCCCGTGCCCATATCCTGCCTGAATGCCTTCAGTAGTAGAAGATAGGCTTGTACTAAGATTATCTTGCCCATCTTCAAGGAAACCACGAACTGTGGGAGCCCATTGAGGTCGATTATATGGAGGGCGCACGAAACAACGATGTCCAAAGGCAAGGTGTCTACCGTGTGTTTGTGTACCTAAATCTGCTACTTTAGTGCGCAATACCTTACCAGTGCTCGGTGTCCCACTACTTGTGGTAACATCATAAGTGTAGGGTATAACGTGGTAGTCTGCCAATCCCCATCCTGTTTTTGCTAAACCATAGTCATCCAATCGACTAACTCCTCCACCACCACGTGAACCACCCGGCCAAAATCCACCGAAATGAGAACCAGTCTGTTGAACATCGAAACCAGTCAAACCATCGTTAGCCAAAGCGTCCCCATCTCCCTCTGGTTGCAAGAACTTCATTTTGAAACTAAATGGACCTCTGCTCATCACATATCCAAATTCATGATAGTGCACAGTCTCATAATGTTCTGGTAAATGATTGAGTGCAACTTTATCCACTGATGTATCATCATTAATTGCGTTAGTATAGAAACCACGAGAGGCATTGTCTCCATAATATGTATATGGGCGACCTAAGTTCGGATGCCACATACAAAGATAGGCATCAGCAAGATGTAAACTGTTAGTGTCTCGTGAACCCAACATTGTTTGAGGCAACAAACGAGTAATGATACTGCGTGTTGAGGTATTGAAAATGGTACCAGCAGCATCATTGTCATAAGGTCGTGTCAAGCGAATAACTGCCCCAACAGGTATTGGATAAGCAGCGGCATCAAAATCTACAGTTTTGAGCACATCTGCCTGTCCATAAGTGGAGTCAATAGTAGAGCCCTGTCGATGGGCATAAGTTCCCACGTGTCTCACACCTGCATCATCAGTGTACTCCAACTTCTCACCATAATACGGCATAACTGGGAACGCAGAACAATCATCCACGGTCATATTACCATCAGATGAAAGAGCACTTGTGACTATACAATGAGGATTCAGGCTTCTCAAACGATAATTGGCCACATTTTCTCCTGTAAATGTAAGGGTTTGATTTGTTTTTGAGCCACCTGTAGTAGAAGCACTCAACTCAAAATTGGTAGCGTCAGTGATTGAGGCCACACTTGACCCTGAAGGGATACCAGTACCTGATACATGCATGCCCACTACTAATTTAGCAGTGGAGTCCATGGCGATTGTTGGGTCATTATTGTAATCACAAGTAGCATCTGTAAAAGATGTGGGGGCATAGAAGTCAAGGAACAAAGAAGGATATCCAGCAATGGTGACTTGGCTCCCTATTGCGCCATATGTACTGCGACATAACTCGTAATAGTTGTCGGGCTTATGCCACTCAAGGTGCCTGAAACCATTACTGTGGTCATGTTTAGGGCCGTGTTCGTGTTGTATAGCCCACCAAGGGATTGTAAGAGTATAGCCCGGTGTTGCCCTATCGAAAGCACCGGGGCGATATGGAAGGCTTCGTCGACTAAGAGCAGGGCTTGCTGTTTCATTAACCCCATATGGGTTGTAAAGGGCCAAAGTAGGTAATGAGAGGAATTGACTACCGGGGTCAGGGTCTATATCCAACATGACCTCATTGACAATAATTTCACATCCACGCACATCTACCATGGTGGGTTCAGCCAATATGAGAGCAATAGCACCCCAATTGGTGTTTTCATCTGTCGCTAACATCTTCAAACCGATGACAGTATTGGCTTGCTGTCCTGTTAATTCAGCACCATCAGAGCCTGAATCAACGCCAGAACTCGGACCCAATAAAGCAGATGCGTTGTTGAGATGGAATCCTCCAAATTGTTGAGTGAACATATTAGGTTGAATGATGATTTGATAGGCCCCAACCTCTAATGGGTCAGGGAAATGAGAGCGCAGTGTATGAGCACCTGAAGCCTCTAAGACAACAAGATGACCACCACGCTTGTTTACAGCACCTGCAGTACCAATACTTGCTGCAATACCATACCCTTCGTAAGCCACCTTTGTCTCAACCATGAGAGAAAAACCACCACCATGTATGTCGCTTGGCCCATTAGCGGCAGTGGGCCCAGAGAACCAAATGAAGGGGTCTCTCACTGGAGTATCATCACCAATAGTTAAACTAGTATCTGATTCAAGAGATTTCACACTGGATGTTCTACAAGCATGATGACGTTGATACATGCGCTGATAAGCAGGATGAGCGAAATGGCCGGGCATCATTGCCATAGTGGCATTAACGAAATGGTGACCCATACGAGGTATTGGCATAGCCGTCATCTTGGGGCCCGAAAAGAAAGCATCTGGATTAAACACAGAGGCAGTCGTACTCCAATCTAATCGAGGCATGTCAGGACTTTGTCCACTCACTTCACTGTGGTCTCTCACACGCTTTGCCGCAAAGAAACGAGTAGTCCCAGCAGGGACATAATGGCAAGGACTTACTGTCATCCCAGTTTTACCACTCACGAATGTAGAGAAACCATCTTCTAACACTACACCAGTAAAGGTGTTTGTTCCAACACCAGTGTAAGAAAACATTGTGCTTTTTCCATCTGAATCCTCCACACGGGCGAACCAGCGATTATCTCTGGTATCTTCGGTAGTAATACTCCAAATCGCAGCATTTGGGGTACCACTCACAGTAATGGTGGTACCGGCAGCATTGATACTTGTATATGTTAGAGATTGACTCACAAGAGCGCTGGAAGATATGACATTACCAGTGCGTTTTGTACTTGTGTGTCCCATCTTCGTGATATGGAAATGCAACGCACGGTCATGAGGTTCATAGGCGGTTTCTAATGGATTATTGTTAGTATGTTGATTCCAACCACGTTTATGCACATCTGGGAAGCCCAAACGCCCTTTCCCAGAAGTTGTTGAAATATTCTCTGTATCTTGTGAAATGTGCTCCCATCCCTTATTCTCATATGTGGGCCAAGCACGAGGACCAAGTGCTTCCGGGCTTAATGACGCCCCTTCATCAAAAGTCGCTGTAATACCACCTTGTGGCTGACTTGGGTGCTGTAGTCCCCCAGTACCCATAGATTCGTTCTGATAGGCCTGTATACGGTCAAAACCACTACGAACTACAATGTTACCCGGTATCTCATCTTGATGCGGTAAACGAATGCGCATATTTGGACTGATACCACTACCAGCCAAAGCAGGAGCCAAGCCTTCACTTTCTCGGTCACTAACAAGGTCAAAGTCCCGAATAACAGTACCAAAGGGTGAGCCTCCTTGTAAAGTATGTATTTGGCCAGTATCATCGGTAACTGTAACTTCTTGGAACTGCGTTTCCTCATTTGGTATATTGAGCACGTTCCTCAATTCATAGGGATACTGCTCTGCTAAATGTGGACTGGAGAACTCTTGGGCCTGTATGATAGGGAACATGGCATTGTTTGTTGTTTCAAAGGAGAAGCGGTTGTTACCATAGATTCGCTCAGACATCTCATAGGCTGTCGCAGAGGAAACACGAGTAATGCGAGGCACACTCCCCATCCCACGATAACTTGGTGCAGGCATAGTGAGGTTACCTCCATCCATTCTCTTCCACACTGCGTGTTCTATTGTGAAGTTACGAGCAGCACTACGAGCCGTCCAGAAATTAAGCGGGTCACCTTTGTGAGTTGTTTCAGCAGGAGTAGTACATTCTACACCATATGTAGAATAACTTTCATGTAATTGGGAAGCAGGTACTTGCTTTTTGTCCCAGAATAAATCTCCTGTAGGTACTTCACATCCATCAATCAAAGCAATATCATCTTTGTCACTGATGGCTGCGTGCCATGAGAAATCAGCGTTATCCACCGCAGTTGCTACAATCGGCATAGCAGGATAAGAGCCAGAAGCAGGGATAGACTGCCCTGCAACAAATTGTGCCTCAATATTAGGACCAGCATTAGCAGGAGCCATATAGCGGTCAATGTTATGCACATTATCAGACCATTGTATAGTACCCGCATATCGAGTATTATTGCTACTCTCTTCGGTCATTTGTAACCAATCACCAGCACACTTGATTTCATCACGGTCAAGTTTCGCCACAAGAGCCAATTCTGATTCATATGTAACAGTCAAAAGATGGCGAGGAGTAAGACCAACTGGACAAATATCGACTACACCTGCTGTGATTCCTTCAGCGGTTTGTTGAGAAACAGGACCAGATGCGGCACAGCCTAATGCTGAACCATATGGAGAGAAACCAAGATTACCATGCCAAGCACCTAATCCAGCGCCATAGCCTGTTTTGATAGCGGTTCCAGTACCACTGGTACACGCAATAGGAATGTCAAATGTGTTAGTGGTCTCATTACTGATAACGAAATAATCATTGGATATGCCGCTATTTCCTGAGATGTACACTACGTCCCCCTCACTATATCCATGTCCCGCAATAGTGATACGAGCACCCTCAGTAATACCAGTGATTGCAGCCGCTCCTGTGATGCTCTGAGCAGACTCATCTGGGTCAGTGACCGCAAGAGTGTTGAGATATGAATATCGCTCACCATGCCAACCCACAGCACCAATTGGACGAGTGCGGTCAACTGCATCGACTAAACCACTGAAATGAACTGCAGCCATATGGTCTTGGCCGGAATTGACCTCTTGGGAATCATCCCAACCCTTGAATGCAGGGCGCTGATTATTGTGACGATGTGTAGAAGATTTAGACCAAATGTAGACTTTTACACCACTCAATCCATTCACTGTAGTTGAATTTGCAACAGTGTGATTCAGAGGGTCAATCAAACGAGAATTACTTCCATCAATACCAAGGGGGTCTATAGCGAGTTTGAATGTAATAAGGCTAGAATTTTCGATTTCTACTGAACGATATTGTCCAAACAAACCTGTAGCGGTCGCTGCATAAGCGTCACTTGTGACAATACTTCCATGATTACCTCCCTTACTGAGTCGCAGTTGTCCATAAGGCGGAATACCTAAATCAGCAAGTGTGAGTACATCTGTGTTAGTATTAGCCGTGGCACCTATTGGATTTGTAACTTGTACTGTACCAGTAGAGCCCGATGCATCATATTCACTACCTGCTAAATCAAGTTCAATCCAACCATATCGGTCTTGTTTGTGTGCAGTTTGGAATGAGGGAAGGAAGGTTCCACCAATGGCTTTGAGTGGGTCTCTTCCGGGGAACTCATTAATGGCAGTAGCCATCACTGCAGCGAACTCTTCTGCATTCTGTGCACGTGTAGCATCTACAACAACATAATCACCGTTAGAGTAAGTAGTTGTAGCATTGTAGGCAGTTGCGAGCACACCTGATATTCTAAATGCTGTTTTATTCTGAGAGGCTGCTGTGCCTGTAGCAAGTCTACGGGTGCTGATTGGTTGTGTGGGATTCTTCAATACGTGACCATCAAGGAAATGACCACCGGGGTGGTAACCACCATCCATACCCCACATAATGCCAGCATCACGTCGGAAATTGCCCAATGTACCATCTTTGGTTTTGTGAACCAAAGGATGAGCAGAAGGGGGAGGTGTCATTGTTATTGCTAAATCATTTCCACCAGTTATTGCATGCAACACACTGGCCACTGTAACAGTATTAGGACCAGTAGCAACTGCAGTAACCAAACCAATAGGTTTGCTTGTTGATTTATTCCATAATCGGTAGCCCACTTTAACAGTGCTTCTAACATCGGCATCCACTGCTATGACTACGGCACTTCCTGATGTACTATGACTTCCAGAGGCATTTGCGCTAATGTCTAATCTACGGAATTGGTCTCCGAAGTATCTCCCTTCTGTAACAATTTGATTGAAACCAAACACTAACCCTGCCCCAATAAATTGTGTAATACCTGCAGGTTTACCTTGTGGGGGTGACCAATTATCAATGAAGTTGTATCCAGCGTAATGGCTGGCTTGGAACTGAGAAGTAGGAGGTAAATGACTACCAGTGGCGCTTACCCCATTCATGCTTTTGTTATCACCGTGCCCTAATTCATTGGGAAGGAATTTACCCAGAGGGACCTTAGAGAATAGATTACCAGTTGTGACGATGTTTTCTCCTTGTGGTTCAGTGGCCGCAAAATTGTGTGGGAAGGCTTGACCGGGCCCGAAAATGATGTAAGTGGTCACATCACTAACACCGCTCTTATTGTAGCGAGCATGTTGATGTGGGAATCTCATAATGACCGGGGATGGTACAGTGACTGGGACTGTGACAACAATACTATTTGTGCTACCGAAATACAAATCTTTAGTGCCACTTTGAGCACTATCTGCTGGATGGTCTACACTTTGAGCAGCAGTCCATCCACCACCTCTTGTAATATCAGGACTCAAAAGGCTGTCTTGATTGAATAATGGAGGGAAAATTTGACCCTTATGTTGGTCAAGATATGGGGTACCGGGGAACATTGCCAATAATGCGGCACAGTCTATTGTACAATGAGCAGTAGATACTTCTCCAATATTCTGTAATCCAGCGCTCCCTGTGGGGCCCGCCGCATAAGGATGAGTGTAAAAAGAAGAGTAGTCATTTGGTGTTCCATCATTGATATCAAGAACAGCACCACTGAAACCACCACCAAAATACAGAGGCACACTGTGGTCGGGACTATCATCACCTCCTCTGAAATATAGCAATGGGACAGACTCTCCACTACCATGTGTGCGTAAACCATCAAAGAACATAGCCTGTTTACCTGCCCAAGCAGATACATATCCATCATTAGAACCACCTAAAGTATCAATGGCAGACACTAATGTGGCCCAATCGGCACTCTGTTCTCTGTCACTGTTTACGGTAACTAAATTCAAATTATGAACATGACCACCTGCGTCCCATTCTACATCTACTAAAGCCCATGATGTTTCATTCAACCATACTCGTTTTCTTTCTCCCCAACCAGTGGCCCCACCAATAGCAGATACAGCGGCACCTTTCGCTTTACCAAAGTGGAACATGAAATTTTCGCCTGCTGAAAAGGGAGAAACCAAAGTAGCGGTATCCATATCATCATTATCAATTTTCACAGTCGGGTTCTCTATTTTAGGTAGAATGAGGTCCCCCGGTGTGTCAATATATATCGTCCCTTGTAGATTTCTTTTCCATATTTCAGTAGATACTGGATTATTTTGACTATCAACAAGGACTGGGGTGGCGGTGTTTGAATTAATGCCACGGAACTTTGTTGTGATTGTCATGACTGTTTCTGGTAAATAACCAGCAGGTAAACGCTTACCTTGTTCCAAATGAGCATCAGTTAGGGCTGAGAAAGTCAATTGACAAGAGGCGGTTGAAGTCGCTGATGCACTTAAAACAAAAGTAGTATAGTCAGTGATTGATGCTATTGTGGTACCTGCAGGTATATTAGATGCTGAACTGGTGACTGTCATCCCCACAACTAAGGGAGAGGTGCTATCTACAGTAACAGTTGTATTAGAATTAGTATCGCCACTAACGTCTGTGAAAGAAAAGTTTTGACTCACATTTGCTTGAATGGCATAATCTGGACTACGTTCTACTTCAAACAAATCACTGAGTGCCTGCACCTGTCTTTTTGGATTGTAAGCACTTATGCGGATTGCATCTTTAGTGACTCCCCACTCACCAAAAGTGCGCCCATCTCCTGCGTACATTTCTCGACAATCAAAAGAGGTTTCAGATACACGTGATGAGTTAGGGTTGGGTAAATTGATAGCCTGCTCTACTGCTGCTGCAATTAATTCATCTGTCATCAATGTGGTCCAATTAATACGAGGAGATATGAGACAATCAGAAGTGCCACTCACTGTGGCTGAAAAGGTACAGCCCGAAAACGTATGAGTACCAGACCCATCTACATGAGTGCGATGGGTGTAAGAAACTGTGGCTAATGTACTACTGTACATAATTTGAAACACACCAGCGTCTGGGAATCCTAAATATCCTAAAATATCACTATGACTGATGTAACTGGTACCGTTATAGGGCTCGTCTAAAGTGATAGTTAATGTGGTACCACTACTACCTCCAGAGGCTATATTACCACTAATGCCAATATCTGGAGACGGGTAAGGATTCCACAAATTACCTAAATGGGTGTGAGCATTTGTACAATGTCCTGTAACTTCATCAGTGCTATACATATGACGACCTATAGTGAAACCACCATGAGATACATCACGGTCATCGAAATAAATGATTATTTCATCATCTAAAGTAGAGGGTAAAGCACCACTATTGTTAGTCAAGGGTTGGCCGAATTGACGATATGCCATACGCAATGTATGAGAATCTCCACGATGGTCAGTGAACCTCCAACCATACAATTGACCATTTTCAATAAATTCATCTTCTCGTTCCGCACTGGGTACGTGATTGGTATATCTTAGATTACTAATTGAAGAGCCCACTGTTTCACCATAAATGAAGCGGAAAGTATCATCCCCTTCTTGTTGACCAAAGCCCCACTTCCCTGCAATTGGTGAAAAACCGGGGACACCCGACATTGCCAATCCACCAAAATTGATACGAGCACGAGCAGGCTTACCGATTCTCAAACCATGTGTGACACTGTCATTAGGTGTACCAGACTCAAAAGACTCTCCAAATACAGTGTTGTTATTACGACCACTACTGATATTAGCGTTGTAATTAGCACCAATATTAGTAGCAGAAGTTGTACCAGTCAACTGAGAAGATATTGTCAATGGGTTGTTGAAATCAACATTAGACTCATCTTCTGGTATAATTTCAGATAATGTAGTAACAGGAGCAAAGGGCCGCCCGTCTCGATTGATTGGCATAGGTGCAGGGTGCATATTTTCCCCTAACATCTCATCAGGTTGACACCAGAAATTGCGGAAGCGGCCACCATGGCCAATTAAAAATTCAGGGTTGTAAGGGCTTTGACCACGACTATTGTCCATCCAAACACAGAAATTACGGCCACTGGCTCCGGGGACTGTGCTGTGAATCACAATACTGAAACCTTCATTCCCATTCCTATCTGTGACAACACGACCAATATGGGAGCGTATGTACCCCATGTGACTCCCACGGTCATGACTGGCAAATGCTTGTTCAATATCCCAGAAGGGGGCAGGGTCGTGTGTACTCCCAGTGGCCGCTAAATCTGCGTGAAGATGAGGAGCACTTGGGTCAACTAAACCCCCAGTGCGGTCTGTATGGACTCCGGGTGTGCCTAAATCTAAACGAGCCGTTTCTCCCAAATACTGAGAATTAGGTCTTCTCTCGTGACTACGACCATTGAGTGCCCCGCCTTGATTGATGAGTCGAATGACTTCTCGGGCTGCTGCTTCAATATCAGTAACTCCTTCTTTGACCCCTACTTCACCAAGGTCAACTGTGAGTCTACGAACGAAATCCATCTGTGTCCATTGAGGGAGATGTTGTAGGCGAGACTCTTCGTGTGCTGAGAGGTCTAATGTTGTTGAGCGAATACCTTTCAATGCAAGGAAAGCAGGGATGGCACGTGTACCGTCTGGAGTATCGAAAGTAGTAGCAACTTCTGTAGTCGTGCTATCTATTTCTTGATGTACATTAGCAGCATCAGTAGGGCAACAGGCCGATTCACTCGTTCGACTAATTGTGCCTTCACCTATGCAGCCACTATCTACAAAGTGTTCATGAGAAGCACCAATTTGGGTTTCTGTGAATGGTATGCCATCTGCTGCTGTTAAATCTTGAGCGGCAATAGTAAACCAATTACTGGTACCAATACCTCCTCCACCATGCCCATATGCTGCTTCCATAAATTCAGAGGCCTCAATACCTGATACCTTCTTATTTTCACTTAACTTACCATTGGCCACATCTAAGCCGACCTCATATGATAAATCACCATCAAGGTCACCATTAATGGTAGGCGCATCGGCCATTGTCTGAACTTGCATGAAGATGTCATGCATAGCAATGAATTCACGGTCATGTGCAGTATCATACAATAAAACTCGTGCAAAGTCCTCTGTTGATTGATAGGGGTCTATGTAAGCAACACGTGGAACAGTGTCGGTGCGGCCCAAAGTCGTCCAATTGAGTTCAATTGTTTTATTGACATGTTGAACAAAATTTTGCGCTGTTTCTAAACAAGTGTCACCAATCAAGAAATTCTCTATTGGGATGCTGTCTCTTGGGCGAGCAGTGGTGGTCCCCTCCCCCCCATTGAAATGTTTTGATATTTTAGTCTCATTATACACCCCTCGACTCTTTGCAAACAATCCTTCTACAGCATGAGGGTTCGTGTAATGCATATTCATCCATACAGTGTCACCATCACGCAGACCGCCGGGTGAATATGGATTGAGCCATTTCTTATTGAGCACAACATTATCTATTTCAACAGGATATTTGCGCCGATATAATTGCTCATCGTCCGCTAATGCGTGTGCCGTGGCCCCATGGAAAGTAATAGTTGTAGAAGCCACAGCAGTTACTGTCAAAACCTCATTTCCAGCATAATCACACACCACATCCCCTACACTGAATTGTGTAGTGGCGTCAACATCATCCACTGTGATGGAACCATAAACACCGGCAGCATATCCTGAACCATTGTTGACTAAAACGCCCGTGGCCGCCAATACATAGTAAAAACGATTGACGGTAATAATGTCCCCAGCACTTGGAGAAAAGCCACTTTCATTGGCAGTAGTGATTTCATTACCACTAATGTCTCCTTGCCCATATGTGGCAGTCCCTCCATCTTCTTCTATCAATTCAAATTGATATCCACTATAATCCCCCTCAGCGTGACCTGTGGGTAATTCAGAGGCGTCCTCTACAACAAGTGTACCACTAGTGAATGTTACCACTTTCGCAGTACCCCTCTTTACTTTCACATGTGGTAAGTGGGGATTGGTGCGAGGACCGGCACGGAATTCAACAGCACTGACATATTGACGCAAACCATAATCGACATTTCCACCTTGAGTTTGTACATTTGAGCGGTCATAATAGTAGTGTTTGCGCACTTCTAATGCCACGCTATCAATAATCGGATGGTCACGCAATGGTGTCAAGGCCTCTTCATATCTTGAAGGGGCAGGGAAAATAGCCGAGCCTTTAGCGTTAGAAATGAAATTGCGACTAAAAGCAAATTTACTCCAAGCATCTGGTACTACTAAGTAACCATCACTATGTACACTTTGGTATAGAACTGATTCACCATCTGGTAAAAAGGCCCTATGAACACGTAAAGCAAAGTCTCGTCCTGCAATATCTACTGCTTCGCCTTCTATAGAGCCCACAAAAATATTGGGGTTGTCTACATAAATATCAATAGTATTAGAGGCCGATTCAACAATTTTTGTTACTCTGCTGGCCTTTATCGCTTCACCTTTCAAATAAGCAATAGAGTGTGAATTGAGTACTTCTGGGTCACTGGGGTCAATATCAAAACAACGAGGACCTACAGGGTTAGGGGCCCACGTATGTGCGGTGTGTGTAGCGTCTATTGTTAATTTTAGAGAATTATCAGGACCGGGGAATATACCTTGGTCTACATTATCGAAGAAAAGATTAGGAAAAAGAGGTATTTCTGCCAATGCACGAGTAGACGCATATTGTGTCCCTAATTGATAATCATGATTCACACCTGATTGATTTTGGAAAAGGCGGTCATTGATTGTGGTTCCATCAGCGCAAACACTGTCCTCATTGAAATCTTTGTCTATGAATAAATAATCTCCAACAGTAAGACCTGTAGCGGCAACCCATAAGGCCAATGAAGCGAAATCATTACCATCCTCATCTATGTAATTACCAATAGCAGTAGTGGCACCCATAGTAAAGGCGGTGCCCGTTTTACCATTATAGTAGGCCGATGCCCCACCACTAGTGTAAACTCTCCCTTGTTTTGGGAAACAATATGTTCCCCAACTTGCGAGGTCAGTGGCATCATTATTGAGAGGATAAACAGTGATACCCGGTGCCCCACCAGTAGCAATAGCACTTATCACAGCACCACAATCACGACGAGTATTCCAACCTAAACGAGCAAGGGGGCTTGGGTCCCACGTGGGTTTTGTGTTGATGGCCCCCTGTCCCGGCCCACCCAATGTCACACTGACAACAGGTGCACCCGGCATGATTTCCTTGACTACATGAGAATCAGGAGACCCTCTGCCCTCAAAATCAACATTGCGTTGAGCAAGGTCATTCATGATACCGATTGCCTCAATCGTGGTGCGGCGGTCTTCTCCTTCCGATTCAATAATTTGTTTGATGCGTGCTTTACTCATGTAATAGTGAATAGAACAAGTATTGGCTTCTTGGCCCGGTAAAGTTCTACTAGTTTTGATTTTACGTAATTGAGCAGTTCGATTACGGTCACTAGGGTGAACAAGTAATGCCACTAATTGTTCATTTGATATAGCAGCGATATTATCAATGATGTCATATGTTTCAAATACATGAGTAGAAGTTGGAGCAGTTCCTATATCTGCTTCACCAGTTCCTGTTTTTGCTATAACAGGGTCACGAGTGACAATCAATTCATCAACATTGGCTAATTGCCCTTTAAGAGAAGAAGTTTGACTGTTAACGACCATTTGATGATGAATTGATTCATGAGTAGTTGATGCACCATCATTGCTTGTGATGAGTTGTGGGCTCACATTGGGCTCATCACTATCTGTAGATGGGGTATAATTCGGAGGTGTGCGACTTTCATCAAAGATATCTTCAGTCTCTGAACCCCCACTATCATCTCCTTGTAGACTATGTGAATCAATGATATGGTGTACATCGCCTTGGGCGCTGTCGATTCCTAAAGTGACAATACCTCCCGGTGCTGTTATTTTAGCACCAGCGGCGACAGCAGTGACGATTTTATCCAGAATAGTATCTCCATCACCCAATACAGTGGTTTCTACAGGTACAACTTTATCCACAAGAAGACAAGGAGCAGAGAGACTCATGGATGCCCCTGTCAAATCAACAGCATTATAGTGAATTTCTACATATGGAGCAAGACCTTGTGCTTTCAAACCAGACACTTCTAAAATAGCAATACGCACATCTGTTGGTTTGAGATGGGTACTACGGGTGTCAGCATCTACATTACTCATATTCTCAATCATCGGTGCTCTAAGTAAGAATGGCCTTGGGTCAAATTCAGTGGACCCGCTCACACCACCGATAGCCAAGAGTTTGCGAACACTATCTCCACTCAAACCATTAGTCACGATTTGATAACATATACCTTGGTCTAGTACATCAATGGCTGCTGCTTTGAACGCTTCATGAAATACATCAATTTGACTATTCAATGGAACATGGTCCTTGAGACCACTATGTGAAGCATTGAATTCCAAAGTGACCATATCACCTGTACCGTCAATTGATTGAGTAATGGTTTCTCGGTCAGCGTTCGGGTAACCTCGAAGATAATGATGCCCGTCTACAGCGGTGAGTGTGTGTCTCCCACTATGCCCTAATTGTAGAGTCGAAGATAGAGTATTTGGCCATTCTACCGCAAAAGGACGGGTTGTGGGGGCACTGTCTAATGAATCATAGGTATCCATCTGTGATGAATATACAAAACCATGTTGTTCAGTCCCACTCTCATCTACGCACATCTGTCCCGCTCTATCAATGGCTTGAGATGCGAAATGTGGTGGTTGGTAGGGTTTACCACTCCCACCATCAATGAGTAAATCACCAGCCACAAGAACAAAATGGTCATCGACATCGGCTGTTCGATTATGGAGAATACCACGCCGAGGCTTACTAGAAAATGTATTACTTGAACTGAAATCCAAATGAATGCTCTCAACTGTGAGTACACCTGTAGTTCCATTCACTCCTAGTAATCTCAAACGCTCTGGAGGCTTACGATTTGGTACGTAGGTAGTGCGATTAATGCAATCAGGATTGAAAAGAATGTTGTAAGGAGTGTGAGCAATGGCTATTGTAGCATCAGTTCCCGGTGTACTAACTCTATCTGCCACGTCATAGGAACCTTGTGAATAAGGGGCATCTGTCAATGTCACAGAACTATTGGTTGTGGCGTCATAAGCAGCACCTGTAATGATACTAATCAAACTCTGTGCATGAGTGGTAGAGATAGTGATACTGTTCGTGGTCCCATCACTCACAGCAGTGAGTGCCCCACTATTGAAAATAGTCGATTCAGCCACCACAGGCTCTTCAAAACGCCAGAGACCCAAAGAAGCAGGAGACGCATAACACCCAGATGGTTCAATTAACTGATTAGTGGGACCAGCATGAATATGAAATGCTTCTATATCACCACGAAACTCTCCACCTTTACCACCTATGTATAGGTCGTTACTAGTGTTCGCTATACGAAGAGAATCATTCATCTTGTGTCTCGCCACTATCTCAGTATTGACATACAATTTGATGAATGGAGGTTTGATTTCTGCTACGACATGTAACAGTTCTCTACCATTTATCGAAAGAGCAGATATCTCACTCTTGCCACTATCGAATGTGTTGTATGAACCATGAGCAGTTTCAATGTTGTGACGTGGGAAAATGAGACCGGACCATTTAGTGCTCTCTTTTAACGCTGTAGTCAATGTGATATTTTGATTCAAACCAGATTCATCTACGGCCACTACATTGAATGTCAAAGGGCCGGGCTCTGATATTGAACCAATTTTGAGTTGAAAAGACCCTTCTTTGGACGCTATAATGCCACCACAATCTGGTTTGACCCAAGCCTCGATAGAAAATATAGGAAAATCCGTGCTTCGCCCTGTGGGGTCTTGTTCTCCACCAGCAGTTTGACCCAATAATGTGCTGTCGTTCTTACCCAAGTTAGTAGGTGGACCAGTTTTTGAAAAGGTGGCTTGGGGTATCATTAATGAGTCGTTGACTCCATTAAAACGCAAACTATGACTAGAGCGACCACTAACAGGCACAATATCACATCAAATAATCCACAGGAAGGAAAGTCAATGTGAAATTATACACCGTTTCACCTGCTGAATAATTCATATCTAAACTCTGTACTGCGCCCAACAAACCAATATTTTGTGTATCATCTCCTTCGGGGCCACTTTCGTGAGGAGCCAATGCTGCTTCTGCTCCTTTTTCGTTCTCTGACACACTGCTTCCAGTGGGCATGTGAAATACACGCACATCTGACTCTTGACCTGATGTTGCATTCACAAAAGATTTGAATGGAATCTCAATCCCTCTGATATAATCACCAACATCCTCTCGCATTGCTGTCATCAGTAATGGGATACCTATTCCAATCGTCGCAGTAAGGGCACCTATCACACCTACAACCCCTCTCTCTATATTGGATATAGAATCATTGCTGTTATTCATGATACCTAACAGGTCTTGCACTTTGTCACCCGCAGACCGCCTTTTTACTTCTCGTGAACCCCTGTAAAAACTCCTGACTATTGGTATGTATGCTCCTTGAGGGCGCTGCCCAGTAACAACAACATCGTCTGGAGCAGATTTTGTACTGAATACGTCAGGAGTTGATGTAGTGATTGCGCCTGCTACATCTGCTACTATGTGCACCAGATTAGGGAAGGGAGAGCCTGAGACAGTGGCTGTAAAAGAGTTTCCGGGTTTACTGCTATATGCAGTGCTGTTGATGATTGCTGCTAAATCGGTCACTATATCAGTTTTCGAGGTGTCAGATGGGCCATCCATAGTAATAGAAAAATAATCAGTACCACTAACATCAACAAAAGCCCAACTTACACCCCCTGAACCCGTTGTGCCTTTGATGAATTTGATAAAGAATTCATTACCAGAAGCGTCCTCTAATCGAATCCAATTTCCATCATAGGCTGTTCTGATATCATCATAGGAAA